TTAACAAGTACGGTACGCTACAACAAGCTGTTAAGGAAGAAGGCGAATGGTTGTTAGAATTTGCTGACCCGCGTACTAAGGCGATCTATGATCGCGAACCGACTAAGCGAGAAAAGAAAAAGCAACAAGACGATGAGAACATCGTCGTAGATATTGACGGGCTCAAGGCTGTTGCCGTTGCCCATCGCCTCAACATTAATTAGGAGTGCCCACCATGTACGTTTCGTTTGATGAAATCCCTGAAGGTGAATTGCACAAAGAGCGCGAAGCTTGTTATCAAGCCGGCGTGAACGGCGAGAAGCTGGCTAAGTACATCACTGATAAGAAGGACGAACACGGCAAGAACGTGTCCGCTCTGCGCAGTGTGATGGCTCAGTTTGCCAGCGACGAGCCAAAAAAGCGCCTTCACACCAAAGTTAAGGCGCGTTACGAGCAAGAGCGTAAGTACGTTAAGCACTACGAAGGCTGTGCTGCGGATCACAAGCGCGGCGCTGTCGTCTTCGACCTCAAGACTAAGATGGAGAAGGCTGCTAAGGAACACGCTGCTAAGCTGCGTGCTGCCCATGAAGCGCACCTTAAGGCGCAGAACGAATTGCGTAAGGTTTGCGAAGTCGAGAACCGTAAAAAGTTTGAGGCCGAGCTTGCTGCTAAGAAGAAGGCCAAGAAGGCTAAGCCTAAGAAGCGTTGGTATGATTGGGCGCTTAACTTGTTCAAGAGCAAGAAGAATGACGCACAAAAACCTACGCCTACTCCGTCATCTATCATGAAATCAGTTCAGGAAATGACGCCTGAACAACGCGAACAGCGTAAGCTTTACCTTATCAAGAAGCAGAAGGAACGCAACGATAAGAAAGCTGCGTAATGAAACGACGAACAGAAATCGTCGATGAAACGTTTGTTGTGTTTAGAGCCAACGTCGTGCGCAGAAAGCGCATGTACGTACCGCAAGGTTTTGAAAAAGGCCCGGATAAAACACTACTCCGTAGAGTAAAGTTCCCATCGTGGAACAACGCGCTTGCATATATTACTGCTCTAGAACTTAAGTTTGATCCTGATATGCGGGATTATACAGATAGCTGGTTTGGTAACTACGGCGAAAAATGGAAACCCATACGAATAACTAGGCGCATCCAGCGCCCAGGAAAGGGGACAGTTGTGTTCGAGAAGAAGCTAGTAGAGGATGGATAATGGCACGCCGAAACAAAAAGAAGAAGCGTGGTAGCAGAGGCTCGGCTGTCCGAAAGAACTTCGGACAGATCACCTACTGGTACGAAACTTCTAACTGGCCACACGTTAGGCGTTATGCCAGAGATATTTACGGTAGTGACTGTGCGAAGGACAGTGCCCTATCCATGATAGGTAGGTTCAAAGCCGTGAAGCGTATGTTCCCTTCTTATGAAGATGCTCTTGCCCACTTGACAGCGGTAACGCTGGGGTTTATTGAAGAGGACTACCCATGGATTAGTTATCGCCCATGGAAAGTGTTAGGTGGGTACAGACTTAACGGCAAAAAGAAGATATGCTCGTTGAAAATTATTGAGCATCCAGATGTGCCAAGAGCAAGAATGACAGATAAAGGAGGCGCACCACATGAGCGTCCTGGTTTGGGACGGGCACCGGATCGCAGTAGACTCTATGGCGAACACCGGAACCCACTCTTTTCCGTTAGAGAAAGTTTGGCGCTTGCCCGCTACTACGAAACAGCCAGCTATGCTGGCAGGCGTAGTTGGCCAAGTTCAGGTTTGCGCAGACTTGCGCGAATGGGCCGACAATGGCCGACAAATAGACAAATTTCCGGAAAGTGCTAGCCACAATTTGGCCCAATTGGTCCTGGTTTCTAAAGAAAAAGGGCTCATTCGCTATTATGGGTCTTGCATTCCGATCCTACATGGGCTAAATAAGGTAGCTATTGGAGAGGGCGCGCCGGTCGCATACGGCGCTCTCTATATGGGGGCCACGGCAGAACAAGCAGTGGCCGCCGCTATTCAATACAACCCTAGCTGCAACGGGGTGCCGGAGGTCTTTGAGTTGTGAGAGTAATCGGCGTGGATTTCGAGAGCTACTACTCCCAGGAGTACAGCCTCTCGAAGATGACGACAGAAGAGTATGTCCGTGATCCACGCTTCGAGCTTATCGGGGTGTCGGTTAAAACCGGCTATAAGAAACCTGCTATGTGGTGTAGCGGGACTAAGGCTCAGATCGTTGCCTTCCTAGACAAACATATCAACTGGACAGAGGACGCCGTACTGTGTCACAACGCAGCGTTTGATGGCGCTATTATGTCCTGGCTGCTGGATCGCTTCCCAAAACTATGGATAGACACTCTATCTATGGCCCGGCCCAAGCACTTAAAAACCATTGGTGTTTCCCTAGCTGCACTGGCTAATCACTATGGGTTTGGGCAGAAAGGCAGTGCCGTACTAGACGCTAAGGGCAAGCGGCTCGCTGACTTTACGCCGCAGGAGCTAGCCAGCTATGGTGAGTATTGCTGCAATGATATTGAGCTAACCTATATGCTGTTCAAAGAACTGGCTAAGTCTACGCCGCCACTTGAAATGCAAGTGATTGACTTGACTATTCGTATGTTCACCGAACCGAAGTTTCGCTTGAACCAAGTTATCCTGGAAGATTATTTAGCCGAAGTTATTGCTGGTAAGCAAAAGCTAATCGCTGCTGCTAACCAAGAGAACCGTGACGCGTTTATGTCAAACGACGCGTTCGCAGAGTTGCTGCGTGCTGAAGGTGTTGATCCGCCGACGAAGCGCAACGCAAAAGGAAAACTTATTTATGCCTTCGCCAAAACAGATAAGGCTATGAAGGCGCTTCTTGAACATGAAAGTCCGAGGGTCCAGGCCCTTGCCGCGTGCCGCCTTGGGGTAAAAACTACTATTGAGGAAACCCGAACGGCGAGCCTGCTGCGTATTGCAAAGCGCGGTCTGTTCCCCATTATGTTAAACTATTGGGGAGCAGGGACTGGAAGATTTAGCGGAGGCGGCGGGGTTAACCCGCAGAACTTCCGACGTGGCGGTAAGATCAAGGACTCTCTTGAGGTAGCCGCTGGTTACGCAGTTATCGACAGTGACTTGTCGCAGATCGAAGCTCGTGTGCTTGCTCTAGTAGCAGGCCAAGACGATCTGGTCGAAGACTTCCGAAACAAGGTTGACATATACTGTAACTTTGCTACTGATGTTTTCGGTAGACCCATCGTCAAAGGCATCGACGACCTTGAAAGGTTCCTTGGCAAGACCTGTGTGCTTGGCCTAGGCTACTACACAGGAGCAGTTAAGCTACGTGAGACGCTACGTCAGGGTCCGAGCAAGGACGGCGTAGGCGGGGTCACAGTTACGCTTGAAGAAGCGGAACGTATCGTGAAACTGTACCGCCAAAAGTATAACAAGATACCTCAGTTCTGGCGAGCCTGCGGCAGAGCACTTGACCACATGGTCCAAGGCGGTAGAAACTCTGGTTACGTTAGCGAAGAGTTCAATATCAGGTACGAAGGTCATAAGGTTTACCTACCAAACGGTGCTGTGCTGGATTACCCAGGGCTATCGCAGTACCGCAGTGAAGAAACCGGCGACCTAGAAATGCGCTACTTAAATCGTGGCCGTTGGACCAAGATTTATAGCGGCCTACTGTGCGAGAACATCATCCAAGCACTAGCAAGGGGTGTCATTTGTGAGTACCTAGTAACCATCGGATCGAAATATACCGTGGCTCTACAGGTGCACGACTCAATTGTGTGTGTTGTTCCCCAGTCGGTAGTGGCAGAAGCCAAAGCGTATATTGAGAACGTAATGTCAATCCCCGTATCCTGGCTACCCGGCTTGCCGGTAGCTTGTGAAGCTAAATCAGGACCGAGTTACGGGGCGGCCAGATAGTGGAGTACATATGAGTATCGACAATGGTCATCCGTTGGCGTGGAGTTTCTTGCTCGCTGCCTCGGCTACATCAATGATCGGCGCTACATATATCGTTTCTAAAGTTCCGTTTCTACTACAACTTCTTGGAGGCAACCCATGTCCTTAGAGCTTTCCGACTATAAATTTAAGACATACTACTGGCCTCCGCCAGACGACCGCAAGGGTCGCGAGAATTATCTGATTGGTTTTGACGATGACAACCAACCATACATCGTCAAGTGGGAGAAGCATAAGGGTGACGAAGGCTGGATGGCCACCACCCTTAGTGACAGTAAGGCTAGTCACTCAACTGCTATTCCTAAAAACTACAATGACGCAGACGTTGACAAGCTCATTAAAGTTTGGGCAGATGCACCTGCACTAGCACGGTCTGTGTTCCGAGTTCGACTAGAGAATAAAAAGAAGAGAGAACGCAACGATGACTAAAATTCTAGATATCACTGACGCCAAAGGCGCTAAGGATAACATCCCCGATCTGAAACGATGGGGTGATGCGGACACCTGGAAGCTTATTGCCAAAGTCTCAAGCGAAAGCGGCAGGTGGATGAAGTCCACTAAAGCTATGGAGGTCAAAGGCGTAGGGTGCATGGTCCAGGTTACTACTCAACAGGGTGATAATATTGCAGAGGCTATTGAATTTATGCCGTTCGTCACTATTGTTGACGTTATCGAAGATGGCAAACTTGTTGGGCGTAGGCTTGACATGATCTCACCAGAGGACTTCCCATATGAAGAGTGAGGCAGCGGATACAGAGCGTATCCTACAGTTGCTACGCTATGAGCGTAGACGCCAAGTTGACTACGGCTGGGGTAACAAAGACGATGAGCACACCAACGGAGAGCTTATCGACGCAGCAAACTCATACGCCGAAGTTGCTCGCAAGCAAGTGGCTACACGAAGCTATGACTTTGTGAAGCCTATTTTGCAGAGAACTAACGGACAACCTAACTATTACATTGAGCCCGGCGGCTGTAACCAAGGTTACAACAAAGGGTTTTCCACACAGCCTGCTCCGCACACATGGCCGTTCAATAAAAACATGTGGGTACCTAGGTATCCGCGAGATAACTTGATTAAGGCCGGAGCACTCATTATTGCTGAGCTTGAACGCCTTGAACGTCTGGACAAATCGCTACTGCAACGTAAAGTTAAGCGCAAGAAGAAAGGTCCAAGCGAACAAGAGCCCATGCTAAGTATGGGTATTACTAGCCCTACACACGCTATGCAGTACAATCCCATCAATGCTACTACATGGGCCAGCAACGTATTAATTAACTCTAACAGTTACACACAACTAGCAGGGGCCGCAAGTGGAGGCACAAACACAGCAACCCAAGCAACTAGCGCACTCATTTAGCTCTCTTGAAATGTTCGAGGCTTGCCCTAAGAGGTTCTACCACCTTAGGGTAGCCAAGGATGTCAAGCCTGAGGACAGTGCTGCGTCAGAGGCAGGAACTAGGGACCATGAAGCCCTTGAGCACTGCATTAAAGATGGCACGCCTTTGCCTCCGCACTTGCAAAAGCATGAGCAAAAGGTTAGACTGATCCGCGAAAGCGGTTATGAGGTAGTAGCAGAACAAGAACTAGCAATTAACAAGGAGTTAGAACCATGCGAATGGTGGCACCCGGATGTACTTCTCCGTGTCAAAGCGGATGTCGCGCTGTATACGGGGACGCGTGCGGCGGTTCTGGATTGGAAGACGGGGAAACGGAGGCCGAAACCTTTTCAACTGGAGTTGGGGGCGATGGCTCAGTGGATACACTTTCCGAAGATCAAGTCGACGGAAGCGGCTTTCCTGTGGCTAAAGGAAGACGCCAGCGATAAGTACTCGTACACACGAGAAGAAGACTACGAACGTATCCTTGCTAAGTTTACCAGAAAGGTTGACAAGGTTGAGGAAGTCGCAGCGGAAGGTGTATGGCAAGCTAAGCCAGGATACCACTGTAATTGGTGCGAGGCGAAGAACATCTGCTCGTACTCACAAGCTAAACGATAGGAGGTAAGATGTTTAGGAATTGGTTTGACGAAGACCCGGTTGTTCGAGATAGGCGAACCAAGCACACAGCTTTGCAGCTTGCTATGCAGCATCATGGTAGCAATGCCAACACTGATGTACTTCTCGACACTGCTCAGTTGTTCTATACTTACCTCACTAGTTAAAGGAGAAATACATGCGTACCAAGAGTAATACCAAAACTGAAGTTGTTGCTGAGAACGATACCCCGACCGCCGCTCCGGCTGCTGAACTGGTAGTTACTGCAGACAAAGACCCTGAAGCCGAGGTTGCTACCTCCGGCCCTGAGCCAATTGTACCAAAAGAAACGAAGGCTAGCCTTACGTTTACTGAAATTGGTGAAGACTTTTCGCAGCTTATGGTCCGGTTCAAGGACGGTCGAAGCTTCCCACTTATTACTTTCTACGGCAAGTTCGATCCGGAGAGCTTTAGTGGGGTGTATACCCACAACAGCTATGCTGTAGACAACGCTTGGGCTCCGGCATATGATGCTTGCCCTGACGATTGGACTTCACCCCCGTGGCACGAGTCCCGTTGGTCCAAGATCAAGCACGGCTTTTGGTATATGTTTCACTAAGGAGCCGACATGAATTGGCCACGCCTAAACACTATCTTGTTAAGTGTGATGGCCCTTGTCTCAACAGTGACGGCCTTCCTTTTGGAAGGCCGTTACATTGAGTGGGCTTTTATTCTAGTCATGGTCTTGATCCTAGCCCGACAAGAGCACATGATAAACAAGCTCAACAGATTTATAGTCATTGACCCGGATGACGAAGATGAAGACTAGTGAAATGAAAGCAAAGACTAAGATCAGGTCTGCCTTAGACAGCCTTACCTTTGCAGAGAAGGTCCGAGTTCTAGCTGACGGACTTAACTACGCAGGGCTTCCCCTATTCAGCTATGAGCTTCTCGAAGAATTAGTTAGTGCGAAAGGTGAATAGTAAAAGCCGGGTTAGCTTAAGCGGTAAAGCCCTCATTTGTAACGAGGAAGATATCAGTTCGACTCTGATACCCGGCACCAATTAGAGGTTGACAATGACAACGCCAGAGGGTAGAGTAAAAGGCTGGCTCGATAAGATGTTCAAGGCGGAAGGTGTGTGCTACTTCTCACCCCAAGCTGGACCTTACGGGTCATCCGGTGTTGAAGACAGGATCGCAATTGTGTGCGGCCTGTACCTCGGCGTGGAAGTCAAGGCAGACGCATCTAAAAAGATGACTGCCAAACAAGAGTTACGTAGGAAAGCTGTATTACAAGCAGGCGGCTGGCACTTCCTAGTCTACGACAAAGCAACAATCGAAGAAGTCAGAGAGTTTATTCGCTATGTCCGTGATAGTAATTCAAGACAAAAAGGTATTAGTGGTATCATCCCAAGACCGCAATACTATCTTGAATGCTATCCCCACAGCAAAGCCAGCGCGGGAGAACTTGGTCCTTGTCCCGCACCGACAGGAGGAAACAACAGTGCTTCGGAACCTGGGCATCCAGGTGCCGGAGCCGATCCTCTATTACTACAACTGGCCTGCCCCATTCAAACCGATGGCCCACCAGACAGCCACGTCAGCCTTCCTAACTAGCCATAAAAACTGTATAGTCCTCAATGACATGGGCACAGGCAAGACCCAATCTGCTATTTGGGCTGCCGATTACCTCATGTCACAAGGGCTTATCAAACGTGTGCTTATCGTATCTCCGCTGTCCACGATGAATACAACGTGGGGTGACGCTATTTTTGCTAGCTTGATAGGGAAAAAATATGCTGTGCTCCACGGGACTGCTGAGAAGCGACGAAAGCTACTTAAAACTGATGCCCAATACTTCATCGTTAACCACGATGGGTTCGAGATCATCGCAAAAGATGCTGCAGGGATGTTCGATCTTGTCATCTACGATGAGGCAGACGCCCTTAGAAACCCTAGTACAGACAGGTTCAGGTTCTTTCGTAAGTACATGGACGACAATCTGGACTGCCGTCTATGGCTAATGACCGGCACGCCTACGCCTAACGAGCCTACCGACGCTTGGGCGCTAGCTAAGCTGGCTAAGAGTCCTAGCCTAGACGCCACGTACACCGGCTTCCGTGATCGCGTGATGATGAAGCTAGGCAAGTGGAACCATGTGCCACGGCCTAACTCACCAGAGATTGTGGCCAAGGTCCTCAACCCGGCTATCAGATACGAGCTAAAAGACTGCGTTGATCTGCCTGAGGTTATCTATACCACCCGGAAGGTAGAGCTTAGCGACGAGCAGAAGAAAGCCTATAAGGCCATGATGAAACATCTGGTCATCGAGGCTGAGAGCGGGGATATCACTGCTGCCAACGAGGCGGTCAAGGCACAGAAGCTGGTGCAGATCGCATGTGGTGTGGTCTACGATGAGAAGGGCCAAGCTATTGAAATCAATAGCAAACCTAGGATCGACGAGCTTAAGGACTGCATTCAGCAGATCAATGGTAAGGCCATCATATTTGTGCCCCTTACAGGGGTATCCGACATGCTGGCCAGGGAGCTTCGCAAGAAGTATAAAGTGGCGGTAGTCAAGGGGGACACGTCGCTTAACAAGCGTACTGAAATCTTCTTCGACTTCCAGAACACGGACAAAGTAAATATTATCGTTGCGCACCCACAAACTATGTCTCACGGCTTGACATTAACGTCAGCTAAGGCTATTATCTGGTACGGTCCTATCACTTCCAACGGGCAGTACACCCAGGCGAATGCTCGGACAGAACGTATAGGCAAGAAACATACGACGATGGTAATTCATTTCGAGGCTACAGATTTAGAGCAGCGAATGTTTACCCGTCTGCGAAACAAACAGAAGCTACAAGGTGTGCTTCTCGATATCCTTGGAGAAAAGTGATGCATTTCCTTACATTTGAAAACTTTGCACGCGACAACTATACTCGCTGTGTATCTCCCGAAGGTTTTAATCATAAACTCGAAGCATGGTCCCTGTCTGACTGGTTCACTGCTACTATGGGTGAGCTTGGCGAAGCAGCAAATATCGCTAAGAAACTCAACCGTGTTCGAGATAATATTCCTGGCAATAAAGAGAGCACTGACGAACTCAAGACTATGCTTCAAGACGAAGTAGCAGATGTATTTATCTACCTTGATCTTCTTGCACAATCACAAGGATTTAGTCTTGCCGAAGCTGTGATTAACAAGTTCAATAAAACAAGCAGCAAAATTGGGTATCCATTGGTGATCCAATGACAGAGCAAATTTCCCAGCCTACAGTGGAGAGTGTAATCTCTGGCTGTATTGAGCTTCGCAACCGTAGGCAAAAGATCAAGGCGGAGTACGAAGAACGAGACAAGAAGCTGAAGGACCGCATTGCAATGCTTGAGGTCTGGCTTCAAGAGAAGATGCTTAACGACAAAGTTAATGCATTCAACACTGATGCAGGCACAGCATATAAGTCTACGCTGGAGCACGCCACGGTGTCTGACATGGATGCCCTACTTGACTTCATCAAAGAAAACGGAGCGTGGCATCTAATCGAGAAACGTGTATCAAAAGCCGGAGTTAAGGCTATGCTCGACGAGAATATGCCGCTGCCTCCGGGCGTTAACTGGTACACGTCTACATCAATCCACGTTCGTAAACCCAATGAAAGGTAAGCCATGAACGCTATTGTTCCAACTAACACCCAGGTTCCGGCCCACTTGGCTAACCGCCTTAATCAACCGTCCTCCGTCGGTAGCAGTCTGACCGCAGGCATCACTGGCGGCGGTGGGTTTAAGCGTATCTCCAAACGCGGCGGTCGCTTCCGTATCCGTGAAGGCGCTAATGAGGTTGTCCTTCCCAGCACCAAGCTGCGTGCCATTATCGTTGGTGCCAGTCCTAACATGACCAAGACGTTCTACAAAAAGTGGGACCCGAAGGCCGAAGAGAAGAAGCCAGACTGCTACTCCAATGACGGCATTCGTCCAGCAGCCGATGCTGAAGACCCGCAGTCTCAGCTGTGCGCTAACTGTGCGCAGAACGTTTGGGGCAGCAAGGTGACGGATGCCGGTGGTAAGATCAAAGCTTGCTCTGACCAAAAGCGCCTCGCTATTATCTCTGCTGACGATGACGGTGCTGAGCCAGAAGTGTATCTGTACACTGTTACACCTGCTGAACTTAACGACTTCCGTAACTATGCCAAGAAGTTGGAGTCCAACAACTGGCCGCCAGAACTTGTCGTTACTGAGTTCTCATTTGACACAGATGCCTCATTCCCGAAGATCACCTTCGGCTTCGGCGGCTTTGTCGAAGAGCATAAGGTAGAGACGATTGACCAACTCGTTGGCTCTGATATCGTGAAAGAGATCACTGGCGAAAAGCCTATCGTTGCTCAGGTTGTGGAAGCTCCTAAGCCTAATCCAGTAAAGGTTATCGAAGAGCCAGAGGTCGAGCTTGTTATTCCGGAAGTTCTTCCGGCTAAGAAGACCAGTGGCTTTGGCGGCACGCCTGTTAAGTCCGAGCCTATTCCTGTTGTTGAGCAGCCCAAGGCTGTCTCGTCGTCGGCGCTGACCAACGACATTCAGGATATCCTCGCTAAGATGGAAGAGGAACAAGATGACTAACGAAGTGACTGAACAGGCTGCACCTACACAGGTGCAGCCACAGTCCAGCGCTATCGACTTCGACCGAGTAGAGTATTTGCGCAAGCACATGCTTCTTACTGTCACCAGTATGGCGATACTGCTGGACGTTAGCCGACCTAGCTACTATGTGTGGCTTAAGGGTGGGAGAGTTAGCAGGAAGAATGCTGCTGCAATTCGTAAGACCATGCGGTCACTAGCAACCCTCGTTACGGCCAATCTCTGGCCCGACGAAACCGCGCTTGTGTCTAACCAAGCGGGCCGTTTGGCTAGCATTAAATCTTTGCTAGAAAAGCTTGACAAAGATGAGCTTCTGAGCAAAGCTTAGAGTTTGTTTTAAGGATACCTAATGGACACGCTGGACTTCCTTGAGCGGGTCCTCCCAACCGAAGGCAATTATTGCGCTGGTGTTGCTTACTTCGACGAGAAGGAAAGCAAAAAGAAAATCCGCCAGCGCTTCTTCGGGTCAGTGAGGGACTTGGCTGACTTCCTTTTTCTGGTCAGCGAACGTGACAACGACGTGTACTATGGCATATCTTCCTTCGCTGAAGACGAAGAGGGTAAGCTGCGTCGTAAGCAAGGCTATGTGCAAGCAACTAAGCTGCTTGCTATTGACGTTGATGTTGGCAAAACACGCAATGCATACGAGAGTAAAAAAGATGCGCTCCTTGCAGTTACAGATTTTGTTAGCCGTGCTAAGCTCCCTGAACCTATTATTGTTGCTAGTGGAATGGGCTTCCATTGCTACTGGGTACTTGATCGGAGCATTCGTCCTGCTGACTGGCAGCCTATGGCTGATGCTCTCAAATCCTGTTGGCAGTCTTTTGGGCTGGTAGCTGACCCGTCGGTTACTGCTGATAGTGCTCGTATCCTTCGACCGGTAGGCACCAAGCATATCGGCGCTAACAAAACTGTATCCATTATTCGTGATGCTCAGCCAACTACATACGAGACTATGCTGGCTGCGCTCACGTCGTACTATCATACGACTGAGCAGGTGCCGGAGTTTATCAAAGGTCGTAAGTCCAGCATCACGCTGTCGCAGCAGGCGGAGTATGCTCCTGCTGTAGGTTTTGTTGTAGCTACTAAGTGCAAACAGGTCGCAGCGGCGATCAAGAACCCGGAGAAAGTAGATGAGCCGCTATGGTATACCCTTATGGGAGTTGCCGCGCACACGACGGACCCCCAAGCTACCGCTATCCAGTGGAGCAAAGGACACCCTGACTTTTCGGAAGCAGACACACTTAGCAAGCTCAAGCAGTGGCAAGAGAACGCCTCTGGTCCAGCTACTTGCTCTCGGTTTGCTACTCTTAACCCGGCAGGGTGCCACGGCTGCCCGTATAAAGGGCGAGTAACAACTCCTGCCCAACTAGGGAAAGCCTATGAAGAAGCCCCAATTGATGTTTCAGCGCCTGATCCAATCTCTCAAAACATCGAGCTTCCAAGACCGTTTAAACGCACGAGCAGTGGCATCAAATATACCATTGATGACACCGACGTTGATGTATGCCCTTTTGATATATACCCGGTTGGCTACGGAAGGGATGAAGCCCTGGGGTATGAGACAGTGCGTTACCACTGGAACCGTCCACATGTCGGTTGGACTCTATTGTCTTTCCGTCAAGCCTTGCTCACTGACGGTAACCGTGACTTCGCCACGGTTATGGCAGACAACGGTATCGTTCTAAGAAGCCAGAAACAAACAGAGGATTTTAGACAGATGCTCCGGTCATATATGGAGGAACTCCGGCAGCGCCGTGCCATGTCTAACCTGTATACTTCCATGGGTTGGAAAGAACACAACACACAGTTTGTTGTTGGCGAAACTATAATCAAGAAGGATGCAGCTGGCGCTGTGGTCGAAGAAGCATCTAGCCTGTCTGCTCAAGCGGGTAAGACTAGCCACGACATGTTTGGTGTGGCCGGTACTAAAGAAGCTTGGGTCGAAGGCACTCGGCTGTTCGAGAAGCACGACATGCCGTGGCACGCCTTTACATTGAACCTTGGCTTCGCTGCACCACTGTTTAACTTTACGGGGCTTAAGGGTCTAACTGTGTCATTGTATGGCCCCACGGGTGGCGGCAAGACGCTATCGCAATACTATGTACAGTCCATCTATGGCGATCCAGACAAGCTACACTTCGCGGCTAAGTTCACACAGAACACACTGTTCAGTAGACTTGGCATGTATAACAATCTTCCCATGACTATTGACGAAGCGACCATGCTTCAAGATAAAGAGGTAGGAGACTTCCTGTACTGGGTTTCTCAGGGACGGGACAAAGCAAGGTTGAACCGCAATGCAGACGAGAGAGAAGCTAAAACTTGGGCCACGCCTGTTATTGTCAGCACAAACGTATCTCTGCATTCTAAGCTTGTTTCTTCAGGCATTGATACAGACGCGCAAATGGCGCGCCTCTTGGAGGTACGCGTCCCTGCTCATATTCTATTTAAACAGAGCACCACGGCTGGTCAGACCATTTATGAAAACCTTATGAAGAACTACGGCCACGCTGGTCGTGAGTTCCTGAAAGAACTTGTTCGCCTTGGTGAACCTAAGCTTCGTGAAATGATTGAAGACGCGCGCAAAACATTTGGAGATAGGTACGATGCGCACTTTGCGGGAGAGGAACGGTACTGGGAGACGGCAATCGTCCTCCAAGATTTGGCTGCTAGCATCGCTAGTCGCCTTGGCCTTATCAAATATGACTATACGAAAGGTACGCGCTGGGTCCTCGAACAACTTGGTGCCATCCGTTACGCGGCCAAGGAAAACCGCGCAGATAGTTTCGATCTTCTCTCGGAGTACCTTAACGAAGTAGCAGACTGCGCTGTCACAGTCATGCACACAGGCGGCCAAGCTGTCACTGATAGGTCTAGGTCACCACGAGGCGAAATCCGTGTGCGCTTCGACGTATACAGGACAAAGCATAGCTCGCCCTTTGATAAGGGTATGCTAACGGTTGATCGCGGTCACTTCCGTAAATGGCTATCCATGCGCGGCGGAGACTATAAGTCAGTGCTAACCGACTTCGATATGGAGAATATCAACGTCACACCTAAGTCCAACAGGTCTAACTTGGGCAAGGATACGCCAATCAAGACCGGTATGCTGTATGTAATGTCTCTGGACTTGACACATCCACGGCTTATTGGTATGCTCAACGAGGCCGATGAGGCCATGGAACGCGCTGCTGAATTGCAGCTTAAGATCATCGAGGGAAGCAAAAATGAAAATTGATTGGGGTAAAGTAGAAACCTACGTGGACAACTTTACAGCGGGAGGCTGGCGCAAGTTGTTCTTTTGGTCTAGTGTAGGCACCATGGCGGCAGCGCTGCCATTGCTGTATGTGATCCAACCGTACCATCATGTATACGCACCGGCTGAATACCTTGACAGGCTAAACATTACGCTCGGTATCGTCACGTCTTTGGCAGGTATCCGCGCTATCGAGAAACATGCAGCTGCTATGCGTGAGGGCGACAATGGCCAACAAGCGGGATAAGACCATCGCCTATAAGGCACGACAGACCATTAAAGAGTTCTGGAATAAAGAACTTGCAGGTAGCCTAGGCGAGCGCTACCATAAGCCGTCGGTCCATGTGGATCATGTTACGGCTGTTCTGACTTCGGATATGCACAACGGCTATCCCCCGTCTAAGAAAGTGGTTAGGAGTTTGTAATGGACTTTAAGTTTCCGGAAGAGTTCTCACTCGAAGAAATGACTCGTAGCGATACAGCTGCACGCCTCGGCATTAAGAATGTGCCGACCGGTGTTACACTTGCTTGTCTGCATGAGTCAGCAGAGAACATGCTTAGAGTACGTAAACTGCTGGGTGATCGTCCGATCACTGTCAACAGCGGCTACCGTAGTCCGGAGCTAAACAAACATATTCCAGGTAGTAGCAACACAAGCGCCCACACTCTAGGCTGGGCGGTTGACTTTACATGCAAAAGCTTCGGCACTCCTATGCAGATTGCACAGAAGATCGCCAAGTCCGATATCATGGATGATGTAGATCAGCTGATCCATGAATACGACTCGTGGGTCCACATTAGTTTGGACCCACGCAATCGTAAGCAGTTATTGACTATCAATAAAGATGGAACACAATCAGGACTACATTAGTTCTCGTCGTTCGTTTCGGTATCTGCGTTAAGAATACCAGCCACATCCTCAAGAACACTATAGTCGGGCGCACCTTGTTCAGTGCGCTCGATTGTCGTTTGTGAGGCAGCACGACCAGCGCGAGTTGCTGCTGAGCGGAAGTTACGAATGCGCATGTCTTCCTGTCCCGACTGCTCTACAGCAGCGTTCCAGTCATCAACTTGTTGCATGATGTTATCCATCGTAGCTTCGTCATGACTGCGATATGCGATGGCATAGCGCAATACAAACTGTCCACGAATGTTTCTCAAATATGCAGTGTGCATACGATCAAGGCGCACAGCGTTGTTTGCCTTGCTAGCTTCCAGGGGATAGAAGCCAAGCGCTCTAGAAAACACACTCATCAACGTAACATCATCAGAAGTTAGTCGTCCTTGCGGGTCAGTAATCTGACCGCTCTTAAGCATTAGCGCAGCTTCGCCGATTGCACGGAACTGAGACTGCGGCATCTGGCGGATAAGCTGGCCGGGAGAAGTAATCTGCGGACGCAAGCCTGCCAGTTGCATGGAGAAGTCAGCCAGCAACCACGCATACTCAATCGAAGACTTAGTGGCTGAGTACGCAGGACCAAACGCATTGTCTAGTTCGCGGCCCCAGTCGGCACCTTCGCGCAGAGCACCGGTGAACGGAATGATATCACCCATGGACACGCGGGACGAAATCGTGCCGCCGAACAAGTCACTGTCGAGCAACCCATGCATGATCGTATTGGACGATCCAGGCAGAATGCTCTCGAACAAATTGGTCAGTTGAAGTTCGACACTATCATGGCGGATGCCTAGTTTCTGCAACAGCGTGTCGTAGATATCCATGAAGTCGTCAGCAAAGGGCTCGCCCTTCATGCCACCCAAGAGAAGCAGAACACCGAGCACGGACAGTTGTTGCGCTAGTGGCAGGTTCTGGATCATAAGCTGGGTCATCAGCGGGAACATCTTGTACATCAAGAAGAACTGGCTGATGTCACCACGGAACGCTTTTGGCCGGTTCACGTTGGAGTAGTCACCTTGCGATTGGTACACCACGCGCTCGACCGCATCACGAAGCTGCTTGTATTCATCCGACTTAGGATCATTCAGCAGTGCTTCGCTAACGCCGGATTTAACCATGCGCTCTCTAGTCAAACGATATGTGGCCAGCGCGGAGACGCGGCGGTTAGCCGCTTCGACTTTACCAAACGGTGCTAGCAGACCTTCGCCAAGGTTACGAATGATGACACTCGGGATGCTGCTCTCAGTACCACCGGTCATAGAGTATGTTTGCTGCGGAGCAAGCAGACCGTCCAGGGTTTCTTGGTACATAAACTCAAGCTCAGGGATGGTAAGGCCGATAT